CTTATTTTAGAATATGCACCTGTTGACGGTAACGATACTCCAGATGTAAAAGGAGCAGCAAGTAATTTAAAAACTACTCACGTTGCAGCTGTTAGCACTGGTAAAACTTATATAACTGACAATAGCTAGATTTATAAACCAACACACCGACAAGTGTGCATAAAACCAAAAGGAGTAACTTATGGATAATAAAGAAACTGTCAAACAAGAAAATAAAGCTGTTATAGGAGAACAAGAAATCCTAGAATCAGAAATGACAGAACAACAAAAATATCTTGCTAAACAAATAACTGATTTAAGAAATAAAGAAAGTAAGCTTCAGTTTGATATGGACCAGATTAAAGCTGCTTTAACACTTTTTCAAAATACTTTTATAGCTTCTACACAAGAAGTAGCTGATGAGGTATTAAACGAAAACAAAGGAGAAAAATAATGGTAGATATAATTATGTGGGTTACCACAATAGTAACGGTTGCTTCATTAATAGCAGCAAGCACACCAACACCAAAAGACGACGCTTGGATAGGTAAACTATATAAGTTTGTTGATTTATTGGCTTTAAATATAGGTAAAGCTAAACAAAAATAATGCCTACGGTAAAAGAAGCATTAGCAGAACTTAACGCACACGAAAGAGAATGTGCAATTCGTTATGAATATATAGAAAAAAGATTAGATGAAGGTTCTGCTAAATTTAAAAGATTAGAAATGCTGTTATGGGGGGTTTATCCATTTATATTGGGTTCTATTGTTTTTGCTGCTTTTATATAGGGGATACTAGTGCCTTTACAAAAACTTTTATTTAAACCAGGAATCAATAAAGAAGGCACTGCTTATTCTAATGAAGGGGGTTGGTTTAATTCTAATCTAGTTCGTTTTCGTAAAGGTTTACCAGAAAAAATAGGCGGCTGGACTAAAGCCTCTCCAAACAGTTTTCAATCATCAGGTAGAGCACTTCATGCTTGGGTAGATTTAGCAGGTACTAAATATTTAGGTTTAGGAACTACTTGGAAATACTACGTTAAAGAAGGTGAACTTTATAATGATGTTACTCCTGTACGTGCGACAACCACAGATGGAATTACTTTTGCTGCTACTGACGGTAGTGCTACAATAACTGCAACAGATACAGTTCATTCAACAGTTGCAGGAGATTTTGTAACTATTTCAGGAGCTGTAAGTTTAGGAGGTAATATTACTGCTGCTGTTTTAAACCAAGAACACCAAGTTGTTGCAGTTCCTACTCCAAACACATACACGTTTACTGCATCAGCTACAGCAAATTCTAGTGACAGCGGTAACGGTGGTTCAGGAGTTGATGGTGTTTATCAAATAAACGTAGGGTTAGATGTTTATGTTCCTTCTACGGGTTGGGGTTCTGACTATTGGGGTGCTGGTACATGGGGTAGTGTTTCTACTTTAGGTTCTACAAACCAGTTACGTCTTTGGTCTCACGATAACTTCGGAGAAGATTTACTTATGTGTCCTCGTGGTGGTGGTGTTTTTTATTGGGATGAAAGTAGTGGCACAAGCACTAGAGCAGTAGCTTTATCAGCACTTACAGGTGCAAATTTAACACCTACAATAGCATTACAAGTTATGGTTTCAGATATAGATAGACACGTTATTTGTTTCGGTGCAGACCCTTTAAACGCAGGAGGCACAGCTAGAACAGGAGCAATAGACCCTATGTTTATAGCTTGGAGCGACCAAGAAAGAGTAGAAGAATGGGAACCACTTCCGACAAATACAGCAGGTTCTTTTAGGTTATCCGCAGGTTCAGCAATAGTAGGAGCAACACGAGCTAGACAAGAAACACTTATTTGGACAGATACTTCTTTATATTCTATGACTTTTGTAGGTCAGCCTTTTACTTTCTCTATTAACTTAGTTAATGAAGGCGTTGGATTAGTAGGACCTAACGCTATGGTAAATACACCTAAAGGTGTTTTTTGGATGGATAAAAAAGGTTTTTATATATACTCTGGACAAGTACAAGAGCTTCCTTGTAGTGTAGATGCGTACGTTTTTGATGATATAAATCAAACACAAAGTTATCAAATATTTGGTTTCGTTAATAAAGCATTTAACGAAGTAGGTTGGTTTTATTGTTCTTCAGGAACCACAGTTATTGACAGATATGTTACATATAACTATGAAGAAAATCTTTGGATGATTGGAGAACTTTCTAGAACTTCTTGGTTAGACGAAGGAATTTTTGCTGAACCTAAAGCAACTTCTACAGATGTTGATTATGTTGGTTATTGTTATAATCATGAATCAGGTGTAGATGATGATGGAACAGCTATGACTAACGTGTTTATAGAATCAAGTGATTTTGATTTAGGAGAAGGTGAAGATTTTCAATCAATAAGTAAAATAATACCTGATATAGAATTTATTGGAAATGCTGAAACAGGGGCTAATGGTCAAACCTTAGACCTTGTTTTAAAAAGAAGAAACTTTCCTGGAGAAGAACTAACAACAGCAGTAACAAGTTCGTGTACTTCAGTAACAACTAAAATAGATACAAGAGTAAGAGGAAGACAAGCTGTTTTAAGAATACAGTCTAATGATACAGATACTACAGCTATAGGTATGAGTTTTAGAGCAGGAGCAACTCGTATAACGGTACAACCTGACGGTAAAAGATAATGGGTAAATTACTAGAAACTAAATTACCTGTTGCTATAGGACCTCTTTCACCAGAACTTTTTAACAGATTAGTTAGAGTATTAGAATTAAGTTTAAATAAAGTTAATATTGGTTCAACTGTAAACGTTAATGAAACTGAAAGGAACCTTAATCAATTTAATACTGGCGATATTATTTGGAATTTAGCAACTCAACAATTACAACTTTGGACAGGAACAAAATGGGTAGATATTTATTCAGGAACAGAAAAAGGAGTTCAGGGAACTATGTCTCTTGGACAAATAAGTGTATCAACTGGTGGAGATACAATAATAGAAATATTATAAAAGGGGATATTATGGATATGACTAAATTACAAGACGAATTAACTTTTGATGAAGGATGTATTGATAAAATATACTTAGACCATTTAGGGTACCCGACTTTTGGTATAGGGCATTTAATATTAGAAACAGACCCTGAACATGGACAAGTAGTAGATACTCCTGTTTCTAAAGAAAGAATTACAGAATGTTTTGAAAAAGATATTCAAAACGTTATTGATGATTTAGATAGAAATATGGAATGGTGGAAAGATTTACCTGAAGATTTACAAAGAGTTATGGCTAATATGTGTTTTAATTTAGGTATAACAAGGTTGTTAAAATTTAAAAAATTCTTAAAAGCTATGGAAGAACATAAATGGGATAAAGCAGCAGTTGAGATGTTAGATAGTCGTTGGGCTATACAAGTAGGTCCCAGAGCTATAAGATTGAAAGATAGGGTTTTAAAAGGAGAATAAAATGAAAGGTGTTAAACATTACAAAAAAGACGGTACCCTTCATAAAGGAGGTTCTCATAAAATGCCTAACGGTACTTTACACTCAGGTAAAACTCACGGTAAAAATAGTGTAAAGCTATTTCACTTTAGTAAATTAAGTACAACAGCTAAGAAAAAAGCTAGAAAAAAAGTTTAAAACATAGGAGAAAAAATGCCCGCAAAAAAGAAAACACATAAAACTAAAGACGGTAGAACTGCTAGAAAAGGTCTTTATTACAATATAAACAAAAAACGCAAGGAAGGAAAAAAGATGCGTAAAAAAGGAGCTAAAGGGGCTCCTACCCAGCTGCTTTTAAACGTTCTGCTAAGACAGCTAAAAAACCCAAAAAGAAAGCCTAATGCCTAGGAAAAAAGAAAAATCTATAAGACGAACCACAGGTAAAGGTGGTAATTATAGAAAGACTAAATCAGGGGCGGGAATGACTAAAAAAGGAGTTGCCGCTTATAAAAGAAAAAATCCAGGAAGTAAATTAAAAACAGCAGTTACAGGTAAAGTTAAAAAAGGAAGTAAAGCAGCTAAAAGAAGAAAGTCTTATTGTGCTAGGTCTGCAGGACAAATGAAAAAGTTTCCTAAAGCTGCTAAAGACCCAAACTCAAGATTGCGACAAGCAAGAAAAAGGTGGAAGTGCTAATGTATGAGTATAGTTGTAAAGTTGATAGAGTCGTTGATGGAGATACTATTGATGTTGTATTAAATCTTGGATTTGATATTATGTTTAAGTCTCGTGTTCGTCTATACGGTATTGATACTCCTGAGTCACGTACTCGTGACTTAGATGAAAAAGCTAGAGGGAAAATGGCTTCGGCTTTTTTAAAAGAAGCTGTAGAAAACGGCTCTAAAGTTATTATTCAAACTAAACTAAAAGACTCCAGAGGTAAGTATGGTAGAGTTTTAGGGAACGTTGTTGTAGATGGTTTAAATATAAACGAAGCTATGATAAAGAAGTTTTTAGCAGTAGCTTATTTTGGTCAATCTAAAGATGATGTTGAAGCAGAACATTTAATTAATAGAGAAAAACTAATTGAACTCGGTAAGTTTGAACCAGTAATCTGATGGATTCGGTAGTTACTTTAATTAATGAAGTTGGCTTTCCTATAGCAGCAGCAATCGGTTTAGGTTTATTTATTTGGAAACTTATTAATAAAATTATAGACGGAATGGAAACTAAAGTAGATGTACTTGATGAAAAAGTATCAGCACAAATAGCTCAAATAGAAGAAAGGTTGGGTCAGAAATTAGATTCACAACATGGTATTTTAGTAGCTTTAATAGATAGAGTTAGGTCTGTAGATAATGAAATTATCAGACAAGACACTTTATTAAAAACTATACTTGGAGTACCTCAACTTATGAATACAGATAGAATAGCAAAGGCGGACCGCAATGACCAACGTAAAGACTAAAAAAATTTTTACAACAGAGTTTAAAGTAAACAATAAAGTTTTTAATGGACCTATGATTTATGCTGAAACTTTAGAAGAAGCCGAATGGGAAGCTGATATGATTGGTTTAATTGTAGTAGGTATTTTAGATATTAATATCGAAGAAGATGTTGAAGAAAGAGTTATACATTAGAGGGTTTATAATGGCTAAAAAGAAATTAACAACACAAGAAGCAATAGAAGAAGAACTAGAAAAGACTAGAATAGCATGGTTTGTTATCGCTGTAGGTTTAGCTTTAGTTATAGGCATATTTGTACAAAACCTTAAAGCTGACCAAATAGTTCATAAATTTAAATCCCCTAGCTTTAACGGTATAGGAACATCATCTCATTACCTTACAATTGAGAACCAAGAGTTTAGTCGTAAGTTAACTATTAAAGAAGAAATAAAAGCTTTACAAGATGAAATAGAACGAGAAAAAGAAAACAGTACATTAGCTAGATTCATGAGGAACTTAGAATCACGAGTCTATGCCGAACTATCTAGACAGTTGGTAAACAACCTGTTTGGAGAAACACCCTCGTCTTCAGGTACAATAACTCTAGAAGGTAACACTATTGAATATACTAGTGATGGTGTTACATTAACTCTAAAGATAACGGAAGCAGATGGCACAGTTACAGAAATCACAATACCTATTGGTACTTTTACTTTCTAGTTGTTCTATACTTGACCAACGAGAAGATACATACGAACAAAGGTTTAAAAAACACGACGTAGTATCTATTCAAGATTTACAGTCTAAACAATTAAAGAACGCAGCAGTACCTACCGTTAGTCCTGTTGTTGCTGTATACCCAACATCTTTTACAGACCAAACAGGACAAAGAAAAAGTAATAGCGAGTTTGCTTTATTCAGTAGTGTTATAACCCAACAACCGAATGCATTGCTTATACGAGCTTTAAAACATGCAGGTAATGGAAAGTTCTTTAGAGTTGTAGAAAGGGTTGGTCTTGACAATCTTACAAAAGAACGTCAGCTTATCAGGT